CGTTTCCAGTGACTGAATCTATTATATATCGATCTATAGTATAATCGAGATTTTTAAAATTAAATTCACTATATTTAATGTTTAATAAAATAGCGTCAGCGGCTCCTGATTTGCAATAGCATAATGGTACAGCTAGTACAAATCCAATTTCTGATTTAGTGCCAGGCTGGATGCTACGCATCCAAAGAGGCAAATAATTGCGTTCTGATGCACCGATACTGGCTATTCTAGCTTGCCAGTTTGAGATACTATTCGGGAAATAGTTTCCAGGTTTCGGGTTACTTGTTTGATAACCAGTACTGTCAACTGTTACTATCGGATCTGGTCGTTGATTAGATGGCGCATCTGCTCCTAAATCTCCTAGATTTCTAGACCAGAAGTTAGTACTGCTGTCTGCAGATATATTTTGACTACCGATACCGCCCTTCTTAGATAAAAACACTTTCAAGGGCAAATATTTTCCATTGCTTTCCATTGGATCGATCATTTCTAGATATATTACTTCATACACTACTGTACCGGTAGCACTGTCGATTGCCTGTGCTTTTTTAATATCGCCCCAGACGAAACGCTTATTTTTATGGTTTAATCCGATTGCACCGACATATGCCGCCGCATTTTTAGTCTCAATCCCTGCATATGCAATCATACCTAACGACGCCTGAACTCCAAATACCGGGTCGTTCGTTCTATAAATGCTATCGGGAGTAAAGATAGTGTTATCATTAATAAATGCTTGCCAGCTAGCTCGCTGTGCCGCTTTTAGATATGGCTGTACTCGAAGATTACTATAACTAAACACATTAGGTGTAGATAGCTTGATAGTAAATGATTTAGTTACTGCGCTGTAATTATATTGATCCTGGGCCTGAACTGTAAATGTATAGCTTCTATCAAAAGAGGTAGTACCACCGTCAAATGTTGTAGCACCGTTATTGATAGTGATCAATCCTGCGCCCTTGGCAGCTGAGTAAAATTGATTTACTTTTCCAATGATTTCGCCATCTGGACTTAAGGTCAAGCCGGGCGGTAATTTTCCACCGATTACTTTGTGTATAACTTGCCCACCATAAATTGATGTCACTGCTTCGATTTTAAGAGTACTGTTGTATTCAGCTGGTATTGTACCTAATGCACTGCCTGTAGTGAACTTAATAACGCTGTCAATGTCACCGATTAAATTTATATTATATGTTCTTGATGAACTTACACGATCTACATCTTCACTGAATCGTTCAGCAGTGATGGTAAATCTATAAGATTTAGTAATAGCTGGTTGATAAGGTGAGTTACCATAAATCTCAGAAGTGTTGATATCAAATGCTAGTCCCGGGGGCAAGATACTTAAGGTACCGATATAAAACCCAATGTCGTCCGGTATGTTTACAGCCAATGTTCCGTTGAGTGTTAATCGATAACTTTTATTACCTAAATTTGTTACTCCTAGGATTCGGTAATTAACACCGCTGGCCTGATCATAGTAATTACTAAAAGTTAAGTATTGCCCAATGACCGGAGTTCCGGTAGCATTTGCAATAGTCAACGTAGTGCCATTTCTTGTGTTGTCAGTATTAATGACTTGATAGGTAGTGGCAAATATTTCTTGATTAGTTGCTTCTAGACGCATGATCACTTGAGTGTTATCATACAGCTCGATTGGAATAGTAATATAGTTGTTTGCTCTGTATGTTCCTAAATCACTTAATGTGCTAAATGCTGGCTGTCTTAGATATGTAGAGTCAGCAGTAAAAATCCCAGCAAGGCTATCGTTAACTGTGCTGTCAGCTCTGAATGAGTCATCACCGATGACAAAAATTCTAAACAGTCGTTGTGTATAGTTATTACCGTCAGTTAAGGTGACTCTAAATTGAAAGTTTCTACTTAAACTAGAAGGTCTGCGCTCTGCTAAATTATAATCATAAAATACGTTATCATAGATATAGCTATCATATCCATTTGTTGATACAGTAGCAAAGTCATAAGCTACGCCGTCATAAAATGTAGTATCGTATGTGCCGTCACCATCAGCAACTGTTATTCTCAACACTGGAGAAATAAAACCTGATATTAAACCTGTGCTGGTTAGGGTTAGTCCTGGAGGTAATTCTCCGTCTCCGGATGCTATAAAATAAGTTAGAGTTTGTCCTATAGCAGTACCTAAGTCAAATGCTTCTAACTGGAAATTAATATAGGTCTGATCAAGTGCATACATCTGTTTACCAATTAGCAATTCATCAGGCGGTGTAATAAACGTAGGTTCATTGTTAGACGTAACCGCCATGTAAAAGGTTCTATCTGATATATCAACACCGTTTGATGCACGTATGCAAAATGAACTGGTTTTATTGTTATCCAAGATAGTCGGCGATCCAGTGATTGTCGTGCCTGCTATACGCAAACCTCGAGGCAGTGATCCTGAAATAACAGTCAATGTAATAACATTGCTTCCGACAGTTATCGGTAAAGCTAGTGTTAGGCTAACTGCTTCAGGGAATGTACCAAAACTATAGCCCGACGGTTGATTCCAGACGGTTAGTGGCATTGTTATACAAACGTTCCAAAATTGATTTGATTGGCTGGTGGTGCAAATGCAAATTGACCCATATCAAAAGTGTAACCTCTAATATTAGTTTCACCGCCACGGGGAGCTAAAAACGTTCCAAAGTCGACATTAAAATTTCCTGATTCTAACATAACCTGTACTAATGCGTTGAGCAACATTACATCATAACCGTAGACTGTGCTTTGTAAGTCTCCACCATATACATATCGATTGTTAAGATTTAAGTTTGCATCTAACGTTGGATTAGGATCACTTTGTAATCTAGTTATGGCCGCTAGGTTAACAGTATTGCCTGTGCTAGAAATTGTAACTGAACTATTTGTGCTGGTTAATGATTTAAATTGCAAGTTAGTTGTATCTTTTGCAAAAAATACACCAACGCCTGATCCCACATTAACGCCATTTACGATTGCCGCCGCGCTGTCTAAGGCAGCAAAGTTTGCATTAACTTTAGTAAAGGCGACTCTGAGATCGTCTCCAGTGCCATCATTTGCATAGTTACCTAAATTAATTGTTTGAATTGCCATAATGTTTGCTCTCTTTTAATATTTACCGTATTTTTAATAGCCGCCAGTTAGTGCCGCACGTTTCCAAGTGTCAGTTGCTGTACAGATGTAGATATAGTTAGCATCCCAGGTGATTTGACCAGCAGTACCAGTGGCAGTTGCTGTTTTAGTTCCGTTAGGAACAGTACCTAGTGCTGTATACAATTCAGTAAAGTTTGCATTTACTTTTGAAAATGCAGTGCGTAACGGATCTCCGTTCTTGTCGTTTGCCGACTGACCAATGTTTATATTTAGACGTGCCATTATGCTCTCCCTACCGCTACTTGGATAACACCCACACTATCGTAGTCTTTATCCTCGATAGCTTTACCAATAACACTACCTATTTGTGGATTAGTTGCTTTAACAGCACAACCAGGAGTTGCACTTGTGGTTAACAAGTCGCCTTTCTTAACACGACCTACTACCCGACATGGAACACGCCCTGCTAGTGCTAGACATACCGCAATGCCCTTTTGGTCTTTGTTCATGACATAAGCTGGATCAGTTGTAACTATACCAGCTAGTCTAGTGTCATTAAACATATTACTTGTGGTAACTTCTTTATCACCACCAAATATTAAAACAGTTCCTGGTTCGTATTGTTGATCACCTTCGTAGTACTCAGCCAAGTCAGCATAGGTAGCTTGCATTTTACTTGCGCCGGTCAATGACCACGTACCTTGGATAGTACCAGTTGTAGCATCAGCACCTGTTGTAAGTGTTGTTGATCTCAGTGTACCAAGTGTAAGATCAATTTGACTTGACGCTTGGACTGCCCACTGTCCTACAATAGTACCAGCAGTTGCAGGAGCACCTGTAGTAATTGCTGTTGCTTTCAATGTACCACTGCTAGTGTCTAGTGTACCAGTTGTAGTAATTACAGCATTGCTAGCGTTTGTACCACTGGCTACAATTACTGTTTGTGCTCCAGGAGTAGTTACTGACAATTGTGTACTACTAATAACAGACAATGTTGGGTAGGTGTTGATTTTTAATGAACCAACGTCAACACTCTTATCTGATGAACTCTTAACAATACTGCTGACCGCGTTAGCAACTGAAACTGGAGTCACTGAATATGCATTGCCGCCGCCACTATTAAGTACGCTATTAAACGATGAGTCAGCTGTCGATGCAACAGTCATTACACCCACCGCTGTAAACGATCCATTGCTGATACCATTACCGTCTGTGACAACCTGTACAGGAGTCATCTCGCTTGGAGCAGCCGCACTTGACGTTCTATTACCAATTATAGTGCCTGCGCTTACATATTGAATCTTATTATATGTAACACCAGTGGTTGTATTGCTTGAGGTTTGTAATGTTATCCAACCACTCGATGCTGTAAACTGTGTATTACTAAAACTTGCTAGTCCTAAATCTGCTTGTGCAATACCGGTAGCATTAGCACGAGTACTGGCCGCGGTCATGGCTAACTTGCTTTGTACAATACCTGCACTA